TATACTCTTTTAAGTTCTCCGGCGGTGATTACAAGCCAGACTACACGATAGCACTATTAAACGGGCAAGCTGAGTTCCCAAACATTGAGAAAGAATATGAGCATAAATTTTGTATGCATCAAGTGGGGTGACAAGTACTCTCCTGACTATGTGAATAATCTTTATAATATGGTTAAGAAAAACTACACTAAAGAATTTACATTCACCTGTTATACAGATGATGCTGAGGGTATCGTGGCCGACTGTTTTCCTATTCCTGATGACGGCGTTCTGCACCCAGATCATTGGTTTGGCAAAGAAGGCTATTGTTGGGACCGTGCTAAGTTTCTTGTATTCAACTCACATAAATGGTTGGGATATGAAGGCAAGTGGTGTTATTTTGATCTAGATGTTATCATCCAGAACAACATAGACGATATTGATGAACTAGCAGAAAAGCCACGTATAGCACATTCTAAGTGGCAGAATCCGGATCAGATACACGAAAGACTCTTTATTGAAATGAGAGGGACTTTCTTTAACTCTAGTATGATGCTATGGGATGCTGACCAGTGTGAAAATATATATCATGAAGTCTTGTTTGATGACGAGATGATTTTCAAAACATTCTACAAAGGTAGTGACAACTATCACTACTGGAGACAGAGAGAATTCTGGTCTAACATTCCTTTTGATTGGGTGTACTCATATAATAGAGGCATGACATATCCTAGTGATATTGAAGAATTTAAATACAGACCTGCTGCTAAACTTTGTGTGTTCAATACCGACTTGACCCCTGATCCAAGAGCTAAGAAACAGATAAAACTTGAAGATTTAAAAGATGAAGACTTATTGAGGTTATGGCAATGAGAGTGAATTTCGTATGCTGCAAATGGGGAACCAAGTATGGGCCGCACTTTGTAAACAAATTAAAGAACATGGCAAAGCGTCATACTGATCCTGAGAAATTTGACTTTCACTTCTATTGCTACACCGAGCATCCCGAAGGTCTTGATGAGGATATTAAAGTAATTGAATTTCCTGACATTGATAGTATTCATCCTAAGTATTGGTTTGGTAACGATAATTTTAAACACGGTATGGCTCGTTGTTGGGATCGCCCTAAGACTTTTGTTTTTAACACTCATAATTTTGCTGATGATAACCCTACTGGAAGGTTTGTATTTCTGGATCTTGATGTTATTATCCAAAATGACATGGGTCCTATCATCACATATGATTTAGATCGTCCAACTAAACTCAAAAGTTGGTGGCAAGATCCTGGGCCAATGAAAACTAGACAATTTAAACTTGCCCACGGCGCTTACACTAACGGTAGCTGTCAAGTCTGGAGTGACGATCAATGTGAAATCATCTGGAAAGATGTGTTGAAGCATCAAGAACAGATATGGTTCACATTCACTGACGGCACCGACAACTATCATAGTTGGCGTTGGGGAGATTTTAGTAAAGAAAAACTATGGGGACACTTCCCAAGTTGGATGGCATACTCATACAATCGTGGTCGCTCTTGGGACGAAGATGATTTGAGAGTAGATACTTATCGTCCAGGTGCAATACTTTGCGTATTCAATATTGATCTGTTACCATTTGAAGACAAGAGTCGAGGCAGCACCAAACAAGATGACTTAGCAGATCCTGACTTATTAGCGCACTGGCAATGATTAATATCTATACAGTAAAATGGGGAACAAAATATTCTAGTACGCATGTTAATAAAATTTATCAACAGTGTAAAAAGCATGCTTCTAGTTATTTTAAATTCTACTGCCTAACAGAAGATCCGAAAGGTCTTCATAAAGACATAGAAACAATACCCCTCCCTGAAGGAAACTACTATGAAAAATGGTGGAACAAACTATATTTATTTGATGAAAATGTGGTAACACAGAAAGGCGAAAAACTATTCTTAGACTTGGATGTCATTGTTCAGTCTAGTTTAGACTCTTTCATACAGTATGCTTGTCAAGATAAAATTGTTTTTGTTCATACGCACTGGCACGATTTAGAAAAAATGAAAGAAGATACAACTCACATTCCACACAAGTTTACAGATTTAAACTCTAGTGTACTTAGATGGAATGACGATGTAATAAAATCAAAAGAAATGAAAAGATTTTGGAAGATGATTAAAGACTATCCTAGTCAAATGTTTTTTTATTTTAGAGGGCTAGATAATCTTTTTTATAATAAATTTGATCACAACCATATAAAATATTTTCCACAAGGCTGGGTTTATAGTTATAATTATGGTTACATGTACCCTAATGATGTTGACAGAAATGTAATGCGAAAAATACCTTTTATATGTTTATTTGATTCTATGGAGAACCCGAACGATGTTAAAATTGAATTTTCTGACTAGTTTCAGATATTGGGGCATGGCGCTTGATAAGATTGAGCATGAGATGCCCCACAAACACGATGACTTTAGAAAGTCTATGAACCCGAACACAATGGATGCTGCTGTTTGGCTAATGGAGAATCTAGTAAAAGAATTAGATCCTGATAAAGAATACAATATTATTGTATTGAATTCTTGGTTAGGGTTTCCTTTAGTGCCTCTCATCTGTGAGAATATCAAAGTAAAGCACATGGATTTGATTGATATTGACAACGAAGCGTTAGAGTTGTCAAAAGTATTCAATAAGCATTACACAGATGAAGGAATGGACATCAATCACTTGTGTTTAGATATTCCTTTTGCTTTCCACGATATCAATGCACTAGATACCGATATTGTTATTTCACTTGGATGTGAACAAATGTATCCTCTGAAAGAGTTAACTACTGTAAATCCTGATTGTATGTTTGCCTTACAGTCTAGTAATGTGATTCAGGAAATGTACGGCATCAATTGTGTGTCTAATATTGACGAGCATATAGAAAACACAGGCATAAAAAAACCACTCTACCAAGGACAAGTAGAGCAGTTTTATTATAACTGGGAAGGCAAAGTATTCTTTGATAGGTTTATGGCTATTGGAAAGAAGTAGCGTCTTCACCCGATATATCTTCAATCATGTCTTGCCACATTTCTAAGTGTGGTATGACGAATCCCAATGTTATTCTTTGTTCGTGTGAGCCTGCACAGTGATAAACCACTTTGTCAGGCTCTCTTCCTCTTCCAAAGTATCCCACTTTACATGCCCAACCGGGCTTATCTTGCAGTGTTACAATTTCTTTTGTGATATTATCTCTGTAACGAAAGAAACCGTTTCCTTCTTTTGAATATGAAAGAAGAATATTGTATCCAGATGCGTTCCAGTTATTGTGCCAGCCCATGAATCCTTCTGCTGGATAATATACATTAACTGCTTGATTGCGAGCACCTAGATAAGAACATAATTCAGTCGCCATCTCACGGCATTTTTTCTTGTGGTCAGATGATACTCTATCTTCGGATGCAATATCTACAGAAATAGTTTTTTCGGGATATCCGATGTGTTTGCCATCTTTCTCGACTATTTCATTTAGATGTTCTTCGCCACATCCTTTTTCCAAATCATATCCTTGATGTCTGCCCTCATGATTAGATATTTTATCTAACTCAGATAAGTCTTGCTCAAAGAACCAGTCACTATATGAGTTTAAAATTTCAGATACTTCAGTATTATTAATACTAATCCATTTCAAAATTTAAAATCCTAGTCTAATTTATCTTTAGGTATAGTGTGATGATACAAAACAACATCAGTGCCTTGTAGTTCTTCATAATGATATCCATTTACAAAGTTCCAACGAGCATCTGGTTCTGCTATATATCCCCATTTAATATCCTTCTCACCATAAGTAAGTAAACGCCACATAGTGAATGTGTCCCACTTTCTAGCGTCTTCTGGATAGTGCTGCATGTCATAATCAGGTTCCCATTGTGCAAGATACTCAGTGTACCAAGCTCCCATGAGATCCATTGTTGCTTCGTTCTTTCGATATATAAAGAATCCGCAGTGGCAAGTCATCTCCTCACCTTCTCCCAACTTAGTAAGTTTGGCATTGTAAGGACGATTCTTGGTGAAGACTATATCCAAATCTTCTGGTAATTGATCCCAGACATTTTCGATGTCTTCATGTTGACACATCATGTCAGCGTCAAGATAACAAGTAATATCGTATGGAGTCTTGTTTAGCGCCCACAACTTAGCACGAATGTGTCGTGGAATGCCTTCTGTGACTATGTTATCAAAGATAGTATAATCTTCTGGCTCAACCCATTCTTCATGTGTAAAGAATGTTATGTTTGCTTTTGGGTAGAAATCTCTTACTGATTCTGCTAATACTTTAGCATAACGATAGAACCCCTTCTTGACAGAAGCAACAATTACAAAACCTTTAGTCTGTTGCTTCGACATTATCAAGTTCCTTCATCAATAAAATAGTGGCATACGCTTGCACTTCCATGATAGACTTCGACTTTCGAATCATTCTTTTCATCTTAACATCTTTAGAGTTTTTGATCGCTTCTACTTCAAACGCTTCTAACTTGCAGTTGAACAACACCTCTTGTTTTCCTCTCGCAGCCTGAGACTCTCGTCTTTCCATTTGCTGCTTGATGTTTTGATTGCGCCTGTCTAGACCCTCCTTTGTATTAGCATCAATCTCTTCTTCTGTAAACTGTTCGAGGACTGCCTTCATATCAGGATTTGTGCCCTCTGGATCCATAATAGAAGCCATGTTTTGTTGACCAGTTGAATTTTCAATGGTAACAATTAAGTGTCTATTATCTTTATTAGACCAGTAAGGGAAAAGATATTTTTTCTTGGGAGGTGAAACTTCCTCTGCTGAGATAATTTCAACAGAGGTGGATTCAATTGTTGTTTCTTTTAACGACATTCTATAACTCCATCATGTAAATAGTATATGTAATACTATATAGTCAAATTCTCAAACTACTGTTTAAGCAGTTCTTACCCACAGTTTAATAGTTGCTACCGTATCTTTACTGGCAGAAATTGTATCACCGGCATAAGTACCAGTATAATCGCCACTATAATAGCCAGTGTAAGTACCAGAATAAGTACCTGAGTATGCTGAAGTTCCTACGTAGTTTCCAGTAAAGTCCTGGTTGTAAGCACCGGTATACGTACCGCTATAAGTCTTAGCACCAGTATAGAATCCAGAATAGAATCCAGTGAAGTAACCAGTGTAGTAGTTAGTACCGCCGGCGTAACCTGAATAATAAAGAGTATATGCGTTAGTAGTAGCATACGCTCCCGAATACGCTCCAGTGTATGCAGAAGTTCCTACATAGTTGCCTGCATAGTCACCTGAGAATGAACCAGTGTATGAACCACTGTATGACTTAGAACCGACATAATCACCGACAAATCCGCCAGTATAGTTAGTAGAATACGCACCAGTATATGTACCCTCATAGTTTGCAGAAGCTACTGATTGGAGCGTATCAATTAATGAGTCGCCCTGTTGAGTCCAAGTACCACTACCAGGTGCGGATGCTTGTAACAAGTAAGTTCCGATGCCGGTATCAATGATACGATTTCTAAAGTTGGGCAGCATCTGCTCAATTTCAGCAGCAGTCATCATCTTAGTACCGGCAGTACCTTCTACTTTTAATGAGGTTAAATCAGTATTAGCTGCACTAGTAGGCGCTGTCTTCTGCCAAAGATAAACAGTTGTGTTTCCACCCTGTGCGCTGTCTGTAATCGTGTACCGTGAAGTCCAAGTGCCGCCAGCAGGCGAAGTCGCTGCGAGTGAATATTGTCCTGTGGTGTAAGCAGTGCCAATTACCATGTCTTCGATAGCTTTATCTAAAACATCAGTATCAAGATTAGCATCTGTCATTTCTTTAATAGCTGAATCATATCCTACAGGACGATTAGTAATGCTCTCAGCTACTGCGGTTTCTACTTGTTTGAAATAATATGTAGTAGAAGATGTTGCTCCGTCTGTTGGGTGTGTGCCAACTGCATCATCTCTGATTGTATCGACAAATGTACCTATAGAAGTGCCTGTCAAAGCATTAGCAGTATCAACATTAAGCTCAGCCGTGCCTGCTCCGTTTGTGTCACTAGCAAATTTGTTTGTTAAAACAAATGAGAGATATTGATTTATCTCTCCGTCTGTCATCTCCTGTATCCCCTGAAAGTTGCCTGCGCTGGGGGGTGATCCAGATGCTTTTATTCTTAATGGTTGCATTTTTTAATCCTAATTTAATTGTGTGCCGGAGGAATCAAATATTACAACAGGAAGAAAAGATTTCCATAGAGAACCTGAAGCAGCTACGCTCTCTAAACTAGCACCAGGTGCAAGATTTTTAGCTACGTTTGTTCCTAAGGAGTCTATTTGTTCTGCTGATGCTGGGTATACTTTAATGTTTACTGCTGTTGCGTTGATTACCTTTGCAACTTTTCCTGTTGCTGCGTCTGGTAAAACTACGCCTTGATCTGCCGTTGCTGTAGTGACTATACTATATGTAGTTGTCAGTGCGGTTGCATCACCCTGCACAGTGCCCGCAGCGGTTACTGCGGTTGTAGTGCTAAGTGTGATTTCACCAGTAGAAGTAACATCAACAAAGCTGACACTATCACCTGATTCGTATTTATCATTATTCAGACTAGTAAAGTTACCGTCAACCTCATTATTTGTGAGGGGACTACCTTTAGTAGATCGTAATGTAATT